GCCTCCATTGCGGGCACAAGCTCTTCATCACTCATACTACTAATGTGGTATTTCGTGATCTTAGCTATAGCTCGAATTATTTCTTCACCAAAGGGATGTTGTTCGATATCTTTACATTGCATAGATGTAGCGATTTCGACATATTCCTTGGAGCCGAAGACAGCATTCTTCTGCCGCTCCGAATACATAATGCTATTGAGCACTCTGAAAACAGGTCTAGTCATGAGATTCTCATCTACATACCATTTAGAATTCCATACATAGTCGCCTACTACTGACTTCTCTGGATGGATAGTCCTACGTGATTCCTTAGAAACACGTTCTAAATTTTCCTTTGACAACTTGGTGCTTAATCCAACGGTAATGTCATCACCGTTGACAAGAATACACTCGATGTAGCGATCGAGTTTAAATCTTGCTAATGATTGGATAATATCCAAAACATTACAAAACCCATCAAACAAGTTCGTCGTCTTAGATCCGGAAGGTTGGCCCCCTTCTCGCGATAAGTCGCCTTCAGGCATAACGAGTGATGCTGAAATTAAGTATTCTTTAACAAGTTCTTTGAACTCGTAATTTGGCGCAAAATACTCTACCATCTGACCTATCTCAGATGCAGTAACGCTGCTGTCAAATTGACTAGCATCGAAATTCACCCATTCGACCACACTACTCCAATTTCTTTGAGTCCACTCTAAGAGCTTACTAGGCTCTGTGTAGAATACAAAGATTTTATGATCAGTGCTAACCGATTCGATCGTTAAACTTAACGCGTGATCAATAAACTCACATTCTACCAACCACCAATGTGTTGGCGTTGCCCAAACTAACCTGACTTTAGGCTCATCAGGGTGAGATTGTTGGGTTCTAACTCCAGGTAAGATGGAATAACAGTTTTCCAATATCGGGTTAGGTTTTAGCTTTTGTTCGTTGTACAATTTCGCCTCTTCTAGATTGTCACGTTTAGTGCCACCCCTAGGGAGTCCAGCTCCATGAGACAAACTACGACGATTCCTTCCCAAACTGAGGTCCAAAGTATAAGACTCGCTCCTGTTCCACGGATGGCTAAATTGTTCTAGATAATCTAAAACAAGCTCGTCACCTGTAGGTACAGATAAATATGCTTCGCATGCCTTAACAAGTAAGTCATAGCGATACACGGATTTCGGCCATTCTACACGCTCTAAATACTTTTCTTCCTGATAGTTAAGACCGGGCTGCAAACTAGTTGTTCGAAATAGTTTACGGGCTATCGGTAAAACTTCTTTTCGAATTGCATTTGCAAGTTTTCGCTCAATAATCCCAGTGTTGTCCAATTGAATATTACGCAAATAACGTTGCGTAAATTCGCTATCTCTGGCTGAAATAGTGGACAATGCGTCATTCACCTTCCCATAACGGCAAGTACCGCAAGCACAACGCCTACGACGTTAACTACTATACTAGCTAACAAGTACCATTTGTAAAGGCAGAATTTCTTATCCTCATCTTCAAACTCCTCGTAAGGAGGTTCGGGTACGGGATCCATATCCAAATCTTTAATTTCTGTTGACATTTTCTGAATCACTTCAAATTTT